CGGAAGTTACGGACGGCACAGTGGTATGGCGAGTACAGACAATCACCTCGCAAGAATCACAAGAAAAAGCTGCAGGCTTACCTGTAGGCTTTCAATATTTCCAAACAAACCCCAATGTTCCTGCCGGTTCGTTGCCCTTGCTAGGTGGTGAGTACAGCCGTACAACCTACGCTGACCTTTGGGCGTGGGTGCAGACGCAACAAGGCTATCTGATTGAAGAATCAGCATGGCAAGCTAAGGCTGCTGCGAATGGTGGCAATGTGCCATTTTACAGCAAGGGTGATGGTTCTACTACTTTCCGTGTTCCTGCACTGAAATGCTGGGTGCGTGGTGCGAATAGCATTAATGAGGTTGGTGGTTATTTGGCAGCAGGATTGCCGAATATCACAGGGATGTTACAACTGCGGAACGGAGATAATGTCGGTTTCGAACTCAACAATATTAAAGGAGCGTTTTCGGCGGCAGATTCTACGAGAATCACGAACTATGTAGACGCTTATAATTACGGACAAGCACTGTTTGCCCCACGACTCAAGTTTTCTGCGCATGACTCCTCCTCCATCTACGGCAACTCCGATACTGTCCAACCTGAATCTATCGTAGGTATGTGGGTAGTAAAGGCATATGGCACTGTTAGCAATGTAGGCAGTACAGATGTTAGTGCTATTGCGCAGGGATTGACAGAAGCAGAGACACGTATTAGTGCATTGGAAAATCATTCGGGGGAGGTATTGTCTGGAACTGTAGTAGCCTTCTCCGGAACTTTTGAGGATGGGTACCCAATTGATAAAAATACAGGGCTGGCGGATAAGAAGTGGCATCTGTGTGATGGTACTAAGGGGACACCGGACTTGCGAAACCGCTTTATCTACGGCGGGAACGGGACGAACAACGGGACTACGGGCGGGGAAGCAAGTGTTACACTGACAGTGAAAACTATCCCTGCACATGGCCATACAGGAACGACAAGCACAAATGGTAATCATTCCCATACTGTTACAACCTTTAAGGAACATCATAAAATAAACGGTAACAGTTATGATGGCTATTGTACTGGCAGTACCGATAGAACTACTAGTACGGCCGGAAATCATCAGCATAGCCTTAATATAGACAGTACTGGTGGAGGTCAGCCCCATAATAATATGCCTCCGTATTACACATTGGCATACATCATGAAACTTTAAAGGATTTAGAAAGGAGATTTTATAAAATGTCAGTAATTAAAGTTTTTCGTGATTTAGGCGGAGTGATAGCGGCGGCGGTAAGGAGTAATGCATTGCACACGACTTATCGCGCGCTTAAAGCACAAGTGCAAGCGGCGGAAACGGTCGCGGACGTAGCCACCATTGTGTGGCCGGAGGATTAGAATGCAAGAAGTATGGTTGCCGGAATGAGGTGATTTAATGTTCCGTATTTTTAGCAATAACATATCAATCATTCGTGGCGATTCAGCCACGATCACGTTATCTGTCACTGACGCAGAGGGAAATCCGTACACTATTAAATCAACCGACAGCATTACAATGATGGTCAGGAAAACGCCTACATCAGAAGTGGTGCTGACCAAGACATTCACGGATGCCGTGCTGAACATCGACCCTGTTGACACATCTTCCCTTGCGTGTGGGTCATATGTGTACGATGTCCAGCTTGTGCATCAGGACGGCTGGACGGATACCATCATCCCCGTGCATCAGTTCAACGTGTTGCAGGAAGTGACCTATGATGGATAAACTGGCAGGGAAACTTTCAGCAACATCACAAATTTTGTGCGGTGTATTATCTTCCGATTCTGTGACAATGATCGGCACACTTTCCGCAGGATATACAGGATATATCTTGCAGGACAAGGAAGTCATTCCGTCAGCGGAAGAACAGACCATCACCGCAGATGCTGGGTTTGGTGGTTTATCTTCCGTCAAAGTTGGTGCAATACCGCAGAATTATGGTTTAATCACATATGACGGAAGTTCAATCACAGTTTCTTAATTTATCCAAAGGAGTCAATGAGTCATGGCAAATGTAAAAATCAATGGTGTAACTTATTCTAATGTACCTTCTGTAAGCATCCCCAACAGTTCCGGGGGAGGAAATGCAACCTTCTTCGACACCGCAACCGCAACCGCAACCGCAAGCGACATCGCAAGTGGGAAGGTCGCATTCAATGGTAATGGTGCGGTAACAGGCACGTTGACACAGGTATCCGTGAGTCAGAACAGTACCACTAAAGTGCTGACGATTTCGTAAAGTGAGGTGCTGAAATGGCACAGAATCTAAAAATTGCAAATGCCCTATACGAAGATGTTCCAAGCATATCCATACCGACACAAAATGGTGGCGAAGCATCGTTCGTGGACACTTCTGATGCGGATGCAATGGCAGAAGATATTCTTGAGGGAAAATCCGCATATGTCGGTGGTGCTAAAGTCATCGGTACAGGCACAGGAAATTATCTCCCATTAAGTGGTGGCACACTTACGGGACCCGTTGTCGCTCCTTCTTTCCAGACAGGAACCGATGCTTCCCATTATTTCCAGTGCCGGAAATTCAGAGGAGAAGGGAACGCTAACACCTATTACCACGCCATTGATTTTGGGTATGGCGGCCATAATCGGGTTGATTTTTACGAATACGGGGGCATATGGAACTTCTACAAAAGCACCGACAGCGGCAAAGCCGGGCTGGTTGGCTCTATCCAAGCAGGCCAAGGCTGGAATGGTCTGGTAAAAGGACAAGACATTACCACCTACGCCAAGAAGTCCGACCTTTCGTCCGCAGAGACACGTATTAGTGCATTGGAAAAGGCTATTCCAGTGATAGAAACAGGAACCACAGCTGCAACCGACATCAATGCACTGGACGGGGTTAACCTTGAAGTAAAATTCAATCACACATTTAAGACACCGCCCAAAGTATTTGTCGATATGAGCAACGGGGGTCTCTATTGGAGTAACGTCCAAATTCGTGCAGAGTCAAGCACTACCGGCGCAACTTTGTTTCTGTGGAATAATGGAAATAATCAAGCTAAAGGAATTAGTATTACGTGGATGGCAATTGGACAGGAGGTATAACAATGGCACCAATCACTGACGTAACTCTTAAATTCGTAGTTACAAAATCGTTTATGGAGGACAAAGCGTGAACGACATCATCATCGAGGGATTAAGCACAGTTATCAGCCTTGCCGTGGGCGGGCTTATCGGCTACGTTGTGGCCTACGTTACCGGACTGAGAGCAATCCGGAAGGGAATGCAGTTAATCTTGCGTGCGTCCCTAAACGATATGTACATCCGTTTCCAGCAACAGCCGCCCACAGCGGACGAAAAACAGATTTTCGAAGAGGTGTACAAATGCTATGAGCAGTTGGGAGAGAACGGCGTTATGAAGGTGAAACACGAAACGGTGCTGGCCATGCCGGAGACAGTGCGGAAATGAAGAAGATACAGGATGCACTGCTTAAGCTGATGGGTTCCGTCGGAAGGATGAAAGTCAAGGGACTGCCACGGGCGCTGGTCATCGTGCTGATGCTCTTGATAATCGGGAGCGTTTGCCTTTACCTTGCGGGCTGGATTTGGCTTTGGGCGGCGCTTCGCCGCGTCGACCTCCCTGCCCTTAATGCCCTTCTGCAGACGCTGACAGGAGCGTCCTTCATCGCGGCCGTCGGATTCATCGGGAAAGGATTGATTGACGCTGATGGGGATGGTGTACCAGACGATTGGGAAAAGAAAGAAGGAGAAGAAAATGAAAGTATACATCAACCCAGGCCATGACCTGGAATACGACAGCGGAGCAGTCCACGCAGACGAAAATGGCGACGTGGATCTGCGGGAGTGTGACGTAGCAGCCAGGATCGGAGCCCTGCCTAAAAGATACCTAGAGGCCGCCGGCTGCGAGGTCAGGATGCTCCAGAGCGACAACCTTTGCAATGATTCTGATCACCCGGACCGCCCGGTAGCAGTGTGCGACGACGCCAATGACTGGGGGGCGGACGTCTTTGTGAGCATCCACTGCAATGCCTGTGCCGGCCATGACGCCCGAGGCACCGAAACCTGGTGCTATGCGGACGGTACGGACGGGGCCAGACTGGCCGAAAAAATCCAGGCGCAGATGGTGACCAGCATCAACACCACAGATAGAGGGGTCAAGGTCATGCCGGGGCTCATGGTATTAAAGCATACCGATATGCCGGCCTGTCTGGTGGAGACCGCCTTCATTGACAATGACGACGACGCAGAACTTCTGCGGACCGGGTACGATGATTTCGCTCGGGCCATCGCCAGAGGTGTTACGGACTATCAGCAGACCAAAATGGGCCAATAAAAT